GTCGCGCAGTTCTTTGAAGTGGTTGTGGCCCTTTGGTGTGCCAATGAACAAGCACCAGCCCATGCGGTCTGACAGCGCAGGGCGAACAATATCAGTCCAAATAACGGGGTTTTGGTCTCCGATCTCATCCAAGATGACGCCGTCAAAGTATTGACCACGAAGCGAATCAGGGTTGTCCGAGCCGTATAGCTGGATTCGCCTGCCCCAGAAGTCAACCCGTAACTCTGATATGTTCTCCGAGCCACCAAGCGGTCTAACGTACTTCGTGAGGTAATCCCACGCCACACGCTTTGCCTGGCCGTATGTCGGGGCGATGTAGGCGTAGCGCGGCGCTTCCTTGGTATTTAGGACTGCCGCCTTAATTAAGTGGTTGATGGCCGAAACGGTCTTACCCATACGGCGGTGGGCCACTACAACCGAGAAACGGTTTTCATCAATCAACTCGTGAATCTGCAACTGCTGCTCACGAGGCTTGTAGTCAATAATTATTTCGCCCATGAAACCTGAATAGGCGCACCATCAATGCCGCCAATCTCGTGCGTTTGCGTGTCTTTCCAGCCCATCTGTGTCTTAGACCACCAGATAGCCGCAGTCGTATCGCCTGACGTTGCCTTTTGGAACAGCGTTTGACCTACCTTTGCGTTGGCTTTTGCTTTGCCTTGCAGCAACTCGTTTTTAAAGTGCTTTTTCAGCGTATCGGAATCAATACCGTCTTCACCAATCAATACGGCGATCTGGTCGTGAGGTACGCCATATCCTGCCATTGCCTCTACTTGGCGGCGTTCTTCAGGCGTTGGAACAAATAAAATTCCTTGCGACATTTTTTTACTCCGAATCTTAATTATTTAGTACCAACAAAAGCAAGTAATTCATCCATTGTTTCAGAACTAATAATCGAAACTTGCTCTACTCTGTACTTGTCTTTATTTTTTGATTTTGACGCTTGCTCTTCAGCTTTGTGTTTGTGAACGTACATCCACCCCTCAACAGGCTGTCCATCGTGCGAAAAAACAACAACCCAACGTTTAGATGGAAGGACTTTCATCTGGAGCCTCCAACAGTTCAGCTTTTTTGCCAGTGAAGTCTTCCCACCGCTTAACGATCACATCGCAATACTTTGGGTCTAGCTCCATCAGGTAGCCAACACGACCGTTCTTCTCTGCTGCGATCATAGTTGTACCGCTACCACCAAACGAATCCAAAACAATATCGCCGCCCTTTGTGTTGTTGAGTAGTTGATACTCAAACAAAGCCACTGGCTTCATGGTTGGGTGTTCACCGTTGCGTGAAGGTTTCTCAAACTCCAAGATAGTCGTTTGCTTGCGATCTGTTGCCCAAAGGTGGCCTGCGCCTTCTTTCCATCCATACAAGCAAGGCTCGTGCTTCCAGTGATAGTCTTGGCGACCCATCACCATGCTGGACTTCTTCCAAATAAGGCACTGGCGTACTTTCCAGCCTGCATCTTGGGCAGCGCCTCGGAAGTTATATCCTTCTGAATCTGCGTGCCAAATATAGAAAACAGCGCCAGCCTTCATTACGGCATCGGCGGCAACGTAAGCATCACGCAAGAACTGACGAAATTGGTCATCGCCCATGCTGTCGTTTTGGATCGTCAGGCTGTCTTTTGTTTTACCCTCATAGGCCACGTTGTAAGGTGGGTCTGTGAGCCACATATCCACAGCTTGACCACCACAAAGGCGCTCTAAGTGGTCAATGCTGGTGCTGTCGCCGCACATAAGGCGGTGCTTGCCCAATTTATATATGTCGCCAGGCTTTGTCTTTGGCTCGGGTGGAAGCGGTGGGGCTTCATCTTCATCTGTCAAGCCAGCGTTTAACTCAATAGGCGCCAAGGCCTCAATCTCGTCAAGGTTAAAGCCAGTCAGTTCAACGTCAAAGCCAAGCTCTGTCAACTGGTCAAACTCCAGCTTCAGCATTTCGTTGTCCCACCCTGCGTTTAGCGCTAGGCGGTTGTCGGCAATGATGTAAGCCTTTTTCTGAGCCTCGGAAAGGCCCGTTAGTTCAATCGTTGGGACTTCCTTATGGCCTAGCTTGCGCGCAGCCATTAATCGACCGTGACCAGCGATTAGGCCGTTGTCGCCATCGGTCAGAACTGGGTTAGTCCATCCAAACTCTTTGATTGATGCAGCGATCTGAGCGACTTGTTCGTCAGAATGTGTGCGTGAGTTCCTTGCATAAGGAATCAGGTCGGCGACATTACGCCATACTAATTTTCGTTCCACTTCACTTCCTTTAAGGCTTGGTGAAAGGGCAATTGCTGCCCAGACGTGACTATTCTAGTTTACTTTTCGAGAAAATCTAAATTTAAAATCTCCCCTTTCCCTTTTTTCACAGGGAATAGCACTGGCGTAAGTCTCTCATTGTTCATTAAAGCTGCTGCATAACGATGGTTGCCATCGATGATGTTTCCATCAGAATCAATCTTGATTGGCAGCAGATCTTCTTTTCTAATGTCGTCTACGTTGGTTGCGTTCTTTATCTTTTGAGCCGTGTACTTAGACGAATCATTAATAAAGTCTTCGCCAAATTGACTTGGCTTAATGCTTTTCACATCCATTAACCTGATCTCGTAGTCAAACAAGTCATTTCTTGTCCGTGATTTAATCAATTGGTCAACTCGCGCTGGATTTTCGTTGTTTAATGTTTGTAATAGCGAGAAAGACTTTGGCGCTTGAAAGCTGCTTAATAGGCTTTCAACATCATCCATAGGCTTGATGCTCAAACCAACAGGCATACCTTTAGTGGCCTTACCAAGCAAACCAGCAGCAGGAGCCACAGTCATTGCAGCTTCCATTACTTCTGGCCTAACTTGCGTAGTCATGCCGCGACCAGTTGTCATTGGCTCACCATAGGCCAAACGCTCGGCTGTTTGCTGCACCGCTGGAACCCCTAAAAGGTTCATCAGCATCTCAGCAGGCGGGTTTGAGTACCCAAAAGGCTTGGCGGCAAACTGTTGCGCCTGTTTCAGACGCTCGGCCAACAACCCCATTAAAGGGTTTACTTGAGGGGTTGCACCGATATAGTCAGCCATTACTTCATCCGTTTTTTCATCATCTTGGCAGCTTCAGAGATGGAGATTGCCACTGCCTGCTTTGGGTTTGTGACGACTTTACCGCCATGACCAGAATGGAGCTTGCCTTGACCAAACTCGTGCATTGTGCGACCGACTTTAGCTTGACCAGCTTTTGTCATTTTCATTTTTTTGCCTTTTTTGGTTGCAAAAACTTTACAGTGATACTTTTTTCACCGCGTTTTTCAGCAGCTTTAACAGCAGCGGCTGCACTTGGATAAGTTTTAAGTTTTCCAGCTTTTGCTTTAGGTACAGAATTAGTCATTTTCATTTTGATTCTCCATCATTACAGGGGCTTTTTCCCAAGACTTACACACACGCAAATTGTGGCAAATGAATTCAAACTTGTGGCAGTACCCACGACCACCACCATCTTTGTCAAATTCGTCTTGTGGCACGACTTCCATAGCCTCTAAGGTTTCTGGTTGATCGTCAAAGTATTCACAGTTTGCGCAAAGGTTGCGTTTAGCCTGGTCAGGTGAGATGCGCCAGACGTTTGCAAGACCACGCCAATAATCGCTGTTTGGCAATGCTGTCTTCTCTGGCCCAAGCATTTGCGTCTCAACCAAAGTGTCGCGTGTTTTTTTGTTTGATTCTGCGGTCAAGCCTTCAATAACGGGCTTTTCTGCCTCGATTTCCTCGATTTCAATCTTGATTTCCGCTGCTGGCGCTAAAAGTCCTGCCATTTGTAGCCTTTCGGTGTTTCTTGGATTTTACCAAAAAAGTGGGCAGAATCAACTGCCCGTAAGTGCAACTGCAAATTGCAACTTATTCTAGCTCTTTAGGCCAAAGATTCTGACTTTTTAGCCTATTGACTGTTTTTTGATAAGCCTCGTTCCACATATCTGTGCGCTGTTGCTTAGTCAAATTGGAGCCTTGATCTATCTCATAATGATGTTCCACGCAGATTGCAGCCGTGAACTCATCGCTCGATTTCAGGCTTCTGCCTTTGCCATGTACGGCTTGGTTTGAATGGCTTGCCTGCGTTCTTCCTTCAACGTAGCAAATTTGGCATGGCAGGCTTGCCACGTTCTTTAGGTGTTGCTTGTTGCGGTAATAGTTGAACTTTGGAATCATCATGCTATTGATTCAATTTTTCTCATTTTGTTGCTTTTAAACTCTTTGGCAATGTCTTCCAGCGCCAGTTCTAAAGTGCGTACAGGGCAGTGCTTCAGCTGTTCATCGTGCAGAGAAAGCACAACCTCAACTGCCTGAAGTTCTAAACCTGTGAAAACAAAGGGTTTACCACTAACTCCACGCTGTGCCATATGAAAGATAGCGTCTTGCGCTTCCCTGATTTCCTCTAGCCAATCACGACCAAGCTGGCGCTTTGCCAAGGCTTCAGCACAGTTAACCATTGAAATCAAGTTGTCAACATGGCCTGTGTCTCCACGACCTTCACGAATTTCGTCAAAGGAAACGTGGTTTTTCAGCATTAGCTTAGTGCCTGCGTCTGGGACTTCTGCGACTTTTTTAAATCCGCTGATTACCCATGTCAAAGCATCCATGCGAACGCCTTTTGGCCTGTATTTACGTCTTGGCTTGCTCATGCTTCACCTCTTGCTCGGATTGCGTCAGCTATATTGGTAACAAATGCCTCGTCTATTGTCCAATCTTCAGCAACATGCGCACATACCTCACGCTCACGCTCTGCTACCAGTTTGGCAAAGGCTTCAAGCCTGTTTGTGCCGTCATCATTCCAAAGTTTGTGATGGTCAATATCAGACTGTCTAGCCATCTCAATTATTTCATCTTGTGTCATATCGTTTCCTTCAGTTCTATGCCATTCTCAGAACACCATGCCAGCAAGAATTCAACAAACTCGCTGGCCTGCTCTTTGGTGAACTTGCGTGTCTGTTGACCTAATTGAACAATTCCTGTCATATCTAGACTTGGAACAACTTTTCCAGCTTCAATCTGCTTTTCTTTGCAGTATTGCCAGACTAACATTCGCTTCCAATCTTCTGCATCCCACTTAGAGCCACAATGCTCTGCCTGTTTAGCAATATCACCAAATATTGCGTGATACTTACGATTTTGTTCATCGCTACGGCTTGCGTCTTTGACTTCTAGCGTCAGCTTACGCCCTGCCGCCAAAGCGACCAAGACTTTAGGCCAAAGCATTGTCATCAAACGTTTTGCCTGTGATTTGTCTATCAGCTCGTATTTCATTTGAGCCTGTCAGCCACCAAAGTGCTGTAACCCGCAACATCGTGCCAACTATCAAAGTAGTTAGGATTTCCATTCAAGATTCGTGCAATCTTGTGCGCGACCATCTCCAAGGCTTCAATCTGGTCTGCATCAAGCTCATACAAACCATGTTCACGCATCACGTTTTTAAGTTCTTGGCTGATTTTTGCGTGTGTTGCAAATTCGCCATATGTCTTTTGACGCTGTTTCAATGTCTTCTCAATACTCATTTAACTTCCCTTGTAACAATTGCAAATCTGTGATTTTTATGACTTACGCACAAAACCTTCATGTAATCTTCTGCCTGTTTAAAAGTTGAAAATACACTAAGAATCAAATCTATCTTATAAAAGTCTGCTTTGGTAAGCCTTTTTCTAATAACAATATAAACATTCATCAGATAACCCCAATCATGCGAAGCGCCTGTTCTGGCCCTTCAATTCGTTCTAATCTACCACCAACCCACTTTGCGAAAAAGTCCTGTTGTAGCTTCGTTAAAGCCTTTTTAGGGCCACTCTTAACTTCAACCAAGTAAGTTACGCCACCGTAGCCAACCAGTAAGTCCACTGGCAAGCCAATAATCCAGACATAAGCACCAGCAGCCCGTAAAGCAGAAACGATTTGCTCTTGCGTAGCATCCACCCTCGCGGCATATCTCATTTAGTCTCCAACGGCAAAGTCACAACAGGCAAAGCAATCATGCTTTCTTTTGCCCATTCAACGCCAAGGTCGTATGCGTTTGACATAGCTGTAATTGTGTTTTCATCGCAGCCAACGCCACGAAGCATTGAGATCATGTCTTCTTTCGTCATGTGTTTCTCGCTTTTAATTTTTTTTCAACAGCTATTGCAACCGCTGTTAGCAAATCGCTGTATTTATCATTTCCAACAAGTTTTTTTATTTCTACATCATTAAGCCCAACCCATGTGCGTTGTTGTGTAAGCAAATGTTGCATAGCATCCAACACTTTTTGTGCGGCCTCTGTTACGTCTACATCTGTGTTCACTTCAATGCGTCTGTCCGCAGTTATACGCATGACCCATGTGGTATCTGTTGTTTTAAAAGTAATTGTGTTTGGTGTGTTCATGTCTTACTCCTTAATGCCGTGGGCGGCTTCGATTGCTCTGGCTTCGTTTATTTCGTGTCGCCAATCTTCTATGTCGTCATCTTTATTCAAATGAATACACAGAATTTCCAAAATCTGCTCATCCGTCAGAGGCTTGCGTTGTTGTTGCGAGAGTCCTCGAGCTTCGCTCTGCGGTGGTGTGGTGTAGAGAGTTTCCCCAATCATCGGCATAACATGACGTGTCAGCTTTACATGGAAACCACCAGCTCCTTGAATTGCAGACTCAACAATACCCACAGGCTCACCCACGCACTCCGCGCTCAAGTGCTCGCTATCGCTGCGCTGCTCTTGCTTGGATAGCGCTTCTTCTAGGGATTTGATGGCTTTATCTTTCGCTTCCTTAATATGCTCACGAAATCCATGTGTAGCCATAGTTGCAGTCAACGCCTCAAGCGCCAGCTTCATTGCTTCTTTACTCATGGTGCTTCCTAAATTCAAATCCGCTGTCAAGATAGTTCAATGAGCAATGGTTGCATTGCATCAAGTTGACGGTATAAACCATTGAATAATCTGTCTGTGGATGTTTTTCAAACTTCTGTTTTTGAATCAGAGTTGGGTCAATGTTGCTTATGTGTTTTTTACGGACACAACGTACACGTTTCCAAGCCTCGTTAAATGGCAAAGAACTTGATAAAACAACCATGAAATCAAAAAATAAACTCATAACGGAGCCTCTGGCAGTTGTGCGCGTTGCGCTTGTTGATACGCTTGTTCTTTTTTGGCAGTCCAAGGAACTGCGCCTGTTGCTGGCGGAAAAGGCCAATTCATAGCTTTTCCAATGCAAAATCAATGGCCACCAATGCAGCTTCTTCAGCGTCAAAGTTTGGATGGTAGATTTGCGTATCAGTGTGCGACAAGGCTTCACGCGCTAAAGTCAAGGCTTGCTTGAGTTGTTCAATTAGGGCTTGTTCGCTCATTTGGTCACCTCTGCATCAACAATGCAAATCAAAGCAGCAATCATGTCTTTAGCCTGTTCTTTGGTCAGACTAACGTGACACCTGGCAGCTTCAGTCACCAAGCCAATCCAAACGTTGCCATCGTACAAATCCACATTAACGTGGCGGCGCTTATGTATCGTTTCAATCTTTGTATCGAGTTCCATTCTTAACCTTTCATTTACGTTCATTTACTCGTTCTCTTACCGCTTCAATCAAACCCTTAAAAATTCCCGTCTGGTCGTCTTCAAGTTCCTGCGCTCTTTGCTTGGCGTAAGCTATCCAGCCCTTCTGTAAAGCCATCTTTGTCAGATGCTCCACTTGTTGCTCGAATACTTGGTTGAAATCCATCTAGGTCGCCTGTTAGCTCAAGTGCTTTGTTGATTGTGTAAAGATTATATGACATATTTTCTCGAACCTGGTCAAGAATTTTTATTGCATCAAAATAATTCATGCAATGTTGCCTTTACGCAACTCTGCCAATTTAGCCAATGTCTCCAAAGATGGCGGCACAGCCTTCTTTCGGTCTTCCTCAATCTTCCGCAATGCAGCGTCTTGGTTTGGCGGTGGTGGCGTTGTAACGTGAGCAACATCGTATTTGTTAGCAAAAGGCTGGCGCTCTTTAATTTCAAAAACATCTTGCCAACTGCTTGTTATTGACTTTTCAAGAACAGCCTGAATGTCTTGCCCATTTGCTTTGTATCTTTCCAGCTTGGCAACAAGAAGTTCAATTGCCTTGTCAGTTGCAGGCTTCTTGATTTTTTTACGCATAGCCAAAAATGCTTCCCATGTTTTAATTGGCATCCAATCTGGCAAAACAAAAGCGTCAGCGGCCTTTTCTTTATTTATACTCTTCTCTTCTCTTCTCTTCTCTGGTAACACTTCTGTAACGCTTGCATCGTTACTTTCTACGTTACTTCTATGCTTTTCAGTGCGATTCTTGCCCATAGCACGCTTTTTTGCAGTCTCACCGTTGTGAAAATCAAAGTTTGGCAAAGTAAGCTCATGGCCTTTTTGCTCAAGCCAACCAACTAAGGCGACTTGTTCAGCAAATCCTGTAACGCCAGTTAGTCTATCTATAAACGAAAATGTAACGCTCAATGCGTTACCGTCTGTCGTATGCGTATCAAACCAAGACCATACGCGAACCAGTTTCCCAACCACTGCATCTTGGTCAATTCCAAGTCTTGCAGCTATTGCCAACACCTCTGGTTTATCAGGTGTATCTTTTTGGAGTTTTATCCAATCACCAGCCATTTTGATTACCTCAAAAAAAAACCCCTGATAACCTGCGGTACAAGCACAAGTCATCAAGGGTCAGCCATTGAAGGCTTAGATGTATTCGTATCTTGTACATACGACACCTAAGCCTTCTGGAAAAATTATACCTTAGTTAAACCACAAGTAAAACCCGTGAAGTATTCCAATGGGAAAAAAGATAGCTCCAGCTACCAAGAAGCCCCAGAAGCCATAAGCAAAGCAGCTAAAAATGTGTGTCAACCATGCAACAAAGCACATGATTGCAAAGATTCCGCCCATCATTCTTTTACCCACAGACCTTGAGCATTGAGGCTACCCTTGCGATTCTTAATCTCGTTGTACGCACCTTCAAAGCACGTTACCAAGTCCAAGTCAGCGCAGGCACAGCCCATAACAAGGGTCACCAAAATGTCGCCATAGGCATCAGCCATAGCAGCGCGGTCGTTG